CGGCCTTCTACACATCAGCACATCAACAACTGACGCCACTCTTATCATAGAGGCTGACACAGACAACAACAACGAAGGCGACAATCCAATTATTATTCTCAGACAAGACGGAGGACTCGTAGACTCAGCTATATATCACGCAACATCACCATCTAACAACGACCTTCATATAGCCTCCGCGATTAATATGGTATTTTCAACATCAACCAATGGTCGCTACGCCAGTGCAACCCCTAAGATGGCTATCACCGATACTGGTGAAGTTGGCATCGGAACGATTGATCCAGATGAAGACGCAATATTAGAATTGTCATCAAGTGATCAAGGGCTTATGTTACCACGAGTTTTAGAGGCAGCTAAGCCCACCGCTACTTCTGCCCTCAATGGTCTTATGCTTTATGAAGAGGATACTCATCGTTTAAAGATCGTAGCTAATGGCGAATGGAAAACAATAAGCTTTGAATCGTAAAACAGAAAAAGAGATAAATAAAATAGCAGAAATCGAGAAGGCAATTGCGAAGAAATTTGGAATAGATACAATTGTCAACCCCAAGTCGCTTTGGACGGACGATAAAGAAAAAGAATATCTTGAACAATTGGAACAATTTTATTCTAAACAACGTAAAGCAAGGGAAAACTCAGAGAAAACCGAAGAAGATGGTTTTTTAGTTCCCAAAAATCTAATTACTAAAGAATCTAAAAGGGTTTGCCCAGTTTGTGAGACTTATTCTTTTAGCTTGAAAGACGATTTATATATGAATAAATTTGAATGTTGCCATAAATGCTACGTTCAATGGATCGAAGATCGAGAGGAAAGATGGCTTAACGGCTGGAGACCAAACAAGGAGCAAAAATTAAATGGCTAGTGTATACGATATTATAAAAGGATTGAATCAGGCGGCAGCTAATGCACACGATGGTTCGCATATGGGAGATTACAATGCAGATGGCGATGCAAGGTCGATAGGGCTCAAAAGAGAAGAGGGAGACCCCCTTCTAGATAGTCGTATTATGGACGGCTTTAAAGTACGTATCAGTGGCCCCAAATGTATTGTCACTTATCAATCTGAAATTCCAATGAAAGATTTCCACAATACCAAGCTGCACGATGAAGTTGAGCAAATTTATGCCGACATCATTAAGTTCCTTAAAAAAGAATACAAATCCATTACAAAAGAGTCTATATCTCTCAGCCCCGATGGTCCTTGTGATATGCTGGTACAAAACATGTCTAAGATGCGCACCTGGGTTCAGTGTACTAAGGTCTATACAATTGGAGGTCTCAAGGATGTCATAGCTACTCGTGAACCTTCAACAGATAAGTTGCAAGATGGCTTTCGTAAGTTCCTTGATTTAAGTTCTGATAAAAAGCCAAAGAACGTAACCAGAAAAAATGATTAATGGCCTACAAACTTACCAAAGAAAAAATAGTCAAGGAAGTGGTAAAGTCTGGTAAAAACCCAGTTTATTTTATTAATACATATTGTAAGATTCCCCACCCTGGAAAAGGCTTGATCCCCTTTAAAACATATGACTTCCAAAAAGACTTGGTTGACGAGCTTGCACTTCATCGCTTTATGATCGTTCTTAAAGCGCGCCAGTTAGGAATCTCAACGATTACAGCAGCTTATGTAGCGTGGCTTTGTCTTTTCCATCGCGACAAAAACGTGTTAGTTGTGGCAACCAAGCTCACAACGGCAGCTAACTTGGTGAAGAAGGTTAAAACTATTTTAAAGAACTTGCCGCCATGGCTAAAGATTGCAGATTTAACAATTGACAACAAAAACAGTATTGAGCTGAGCAACGGTAGTCAAGTAAAAGCGTCTTCAACCTCTGGAGATGCAGGTCGTTCAGAGGCGCTATCTTTGTTGGTAATTGATGAGGCTGCACATATTGAAAACTTAGATGAGTTGTGGACCGGTCTTTATCCTACAATTTCAACTGGTGGTCGTTGCATTGCCATTTCTACACCAAACGGTGTTGGCGACTGGTTCCACGAAACATATGTCGGCGCCGAATGCGGCGAAAACGATTTTAAAGCAACCAAACTTCTATGGGACACCCATCCAGAAAGAGATCAAGAGTGGTTCGATGTCGAAACTAAAAATATGAGCAAACGCCAAATTGCACAAGAATACGAGTGTAATTTTAATACATCGGGCGATACGGTCATACACCCCGATGACATCATACGAATCAAGGCAATGATAAAAGAACCCGAATATCGGGTTGGTTTTGATAGAAATATATGGATATGGGAAGACGCACAAGACGAAAACTCGTATCTTCTTTGCGCGGATGTAGCGCGAGGAGACGGCAAAGATTCCAGCACTTTTCAAGTCATTAAATTAGAGACGATGGAAATCGTTTGCGAATACAAAGGAAAGCCAACTCCTGATATCTTCGCAGAAATGATCTATACAACAGCTTCACAATATAATATGGCCATGGCAGTAATCGAAAACAACTCCGTGGGCTATCACGTTCTTGAGAAATTAAAAGAAAAGGATTACAAAAATATTTATCATTCTCGTAAAGGTACACACGAATATGTTGAACAATTTCAAGCTGAAGGCAACTCAAGCATCATTCCAGGTTTTACTACATCTTCAAAGACGCGACCTTTAATTATTGCGAAGTTCGAAGAATTCGTAAGAAACAAAGTATTAACTATTTATTCTAAACGTTTAGCCAACGAATTGGATACTTTTATCTGGAGAAACGGCAGAGCGCAAGCTCAACGTTCTTATAATGATGATTTAATAATGGCGATAGCGATTGGATGTTGGGTAAGAGATACAGCAATAATCGAGAATCAAAAAGATTTAGAGTATAAAAAAGCTTTTTTAAATGCTATAATGACATCTAACACTCATTTAGATACGCGAGTTGCTGGGATGCACAAAAAGAGCATTCAAGAACGAGCATTTGATGAGCATAAGAAAATGAAAGACTTTTCTTGGATTATAAAAGGATAAGCAATGGCAAACGACAGCACACGAAACCCGGAATCACCTCTTTTTAAACGTTTAACGAGACTATTCTCAGGGCCGATAATTAATTATCGTTCGCAGAATACACGACAATTACGTCGAAGAAGACTAGACAAATACGCAAAAACGTTTAAAGACGTCGCCGGTCAGAAGTTTGAAAGATCTGGCTATAATCCACTAGACAATTTCTCGTCTTATAATATGGATACTCAAAGCCGCCTCGTCAGATACTCCGATTTTGATCAAATGGAATACGAACCTGTACTGGCATCAGCTTTAGATATCTATGCCGATGAAATGACTACCTTTAATGTTTATAACAAAATGCTTCGCATTCAATGTCCTGACGAAGAAATTAAACAAATATTGGAAACTTTATTCTATAAAGTTCTTAACATTGAATTTAATCTTTATGGATGGTCTCGTACAATGTGCAAGTTTGGCGACTTTTATCTTTATTTAGATATTGATGCTGAGCTTGGCGTTAAAAACGCAATCGGTCTTCCTTCCAAAGATATTGAAAGAATGGAAGGTCAAGATAAAAGTAATCCAAATTATGTTCAATATCAATGGAATAGTGCCGGTGTAACCTTTGAAAATTGGCAAATTGCTCACTTTAGAATTCTTGGCAATGATAAGTTTGCTCCATATGGTACATCAGTTTTAGATTCATCGCGGCGCATCTGGAGACAGCTAATGCTTCTTGAGGATGCAATGATGGCCTTTCGTATTGTTCGCGCTCCAGATAGAAGAGTTTTTTATGTTGACGTTGGCAATGTGCCTCCACAAGACGTGGAACAGTTTATGCAGCGCTTTATTACTTCTATGAAACGAAACCAAGTTGTAGATCCAACAACTGGTCAAGTCGATCTGCGTTATAATCCCATGTCGGTTGAAGAAGATTATTTCATTCCCGTCCGAGGTGGCGTACAAACAAAGATTGAAAATTTAGCTGGTGCCACCTATAACGGCGGCATTGACGATGTTAAGTATCTTCGCGACAAAATGTTTGCTGCTATTAAAATCCCCATGTCTTATTTGATTCGTGGCGAGGGCGGCGAAGAAGAAAAAGGAGCACTTGCTCAAAAAGACATTCGTTTCGCAAGAACAGTGCAAAGACTCCAGCGTTCAGTGATTACAGAATTAGAAAAGATAGCTACCATCCATCTATATACATTAGGATTTAGAGGGGATGATATTATTAACTTTAACTTACGCTTAAACAATCCCTCGAAGATTTCAGAACTACAAGAACTCGAAGCCTGGAATACCAAATTTTCTGTTGCAGGTCAAGCAACAGAAGGATATTTCTCAAAACGCTGGATTGCCAACAATCTATTTGATATTTCCGATGAAGAGTTCCTGCGCAACCAGCGCGAGATCTTTTATGACAAGAAGATAGCGTTACAACTCGACGCATTGGCTGAAGAGGGAGCGCCAGACGCAGGAGCCGGAGGCGGCGGTTTGGACTTCGGTGGCGGCGACGACCTAGGAATGGGCGGCGAAGATCTTGGAGGTGAAGATCTTGGAGGTGAAGACCTTGGAGGCGAAGATCTTGGAGGTGAAGCCGAAGCAGGGGGTGAAGACGATAGCGTCCTTCTGGCTACTCCTGGTGAACCTCCCGGCAAAAGAGATGACAAGCCTACCGTTTATAAAGATAAGGACGGAAGAACTACGACTGCCAAGTCTCATGGGATGTATGAACCGGAAAAGCACGACAAGAGACACGCTGGCGCACGTAAACGACATTTAAAGGCTTTAGGTGCCCACGAGATGGCAAGAATGCCAGATCGACAAATTAGAATGAATTTATCACCCGGCGCCAAAGAATTACTTGGGCTCGGTAAAGGTATTTTTGAGAACAAAAAGACTAATTACGAAAAAGAAGAAAAAGAAATATTTGAAGTAAAAGAAGAAGTTAAAGAAATATTTAAAGATTTGGAGCAAATATAATGGCCAGACACAATAAAAAAAGAAACAGTGCCTTTATTTATGAGGTTTTGCTTAGAGAAGTTGTTAAACAGACAATAAGCAAAAACAAGGCAAAAAGAAGCACAGCAATATCTATTATCAAAGAGGGTTTCAAAAAAGGCACAGAGCTGAGAAAGGATCTGGAGCTTTATAAATCTCTTCTCAATATTAAAGGCTTGAATGAAAGAGTTGCGGAAAAGCTTGTTTTTGAAACAGTAAAGCAACATAAACAAATTGACAAAACGAGATTATTTAAAGAGCAAAGTCATATTATCTCTATCATCAATAAACAACTCGCCAAAGACGCATTTAACAACTTTGTTCCAAACTATAAAAGCTTGGCTACAATTGCCCAAATGTTTAATGATGATCTAACTCCAAAAGCAAAAGTTCTATTAGAGACAAAAGTAATCCAAAACCTCTCATCAACACTGAGAGAGGAACACGGCGATACACCACAGGTATCAGGTCTTGTGGTTAAAAAGTTTATTAACCGTTTTAACGAAACTTACACAGATCTCTTAAAAGAGCAAAAGGAGCTGTTGTCTAAGTATGTCTCCTCTTTCCAAGATGAAGGTCTGGAATTTAAGTTTTTTATCAACGAAGAAATTGATAGACTTAAGGGCGTAATGTCTGAGGCTTCGCTTTTAAAAGAAATTAAAGAAGACCCGGCTTTACAGCAAAAACTAGGCGAAGTTATTGAGATGTTAGAAGATTTTGGTAAAACACCAATGGCCAAAGAAAAGGTCTTACAAGTATTAAAAATACAAAATTTAGCTAAAGAGATTCAATCCTAATGATTACAATTAAACTCGACACACTGGATGCCATTGTAAACCTTAAAGCCCGTCGTGTTATGGATGGCAATGTGATGATCTTAGATCACCCCGAAATGGATATAGTTGTATCTCCTTCGTCGAGCAAAGTGTTCACAATGCCTAAAGAGTCATACGGAGACCACATTTACGCCACTCAATCCAGATTGTTTGATCATTTGTCCAAAAGAGGAGTCATCGATGCTGGTTCAATTAAAAGTGGCAATATTTTTGGCTCGTTGGAAGGGAAGTTTTTAGTCGTGGAAGAAAGCCAGAAAGCAACGGTTAACCCAACTCAAGTAGCGATATATTCGATTGCCAAATTCCTTCAAACCGAAGCTCCTCTTTACAAAGGTTATAAAGAATATGAAGATGAATTCGAAAAACTTCTCACCGATCCTCCTGATGATGACACAACTAGATTGGGTAAAGTACCTCATGAACCCCGACAGGGCACTAATAATACTTATCCTGGCTCTACAGCCGCTTACGGTCTAGTTGGTTATTACGAGGAATAAATGGATTTAATTTATTTTATTCTCACAGCCTACGGTTTAACTCAAATCCTTATTTACGGCTCCATATTCAATAAAATTCGCCCTCCTAGAGATTTTTTACATGGCTTCGGAAAACTATTCTATTGTCCGATGTGTATGGGCTTCTGGTCTGGCGCATTTTTGTTCGGTATTAACAAGTACACGGAACTATTTACATTTGAATATAATTTGGCCAACTTGCTCATTTTAGGCTGTTTGGCTTCAGGCACCAGCTACTTGATGAGCGTACTGGTTAACGACTTTGGGTTTAAAATAACTCATAAAAATGAAGGTGATTGCTATGAAAACAAATAAATGGATGCTTCAGCCTGTACGTCGGTGCTGCAGCGGCTCTTA